GGCAGAAAACCTAAAGGTTCAGGTAGAAGACTATATACAGATGAAAATCCTAGAGATACTGTTTCAATCAAATACGCTACACAACAAGATGCTAGAGATACTGTCGCAAAGGTAAAACGTACAAAGAAACCTTTTGCTCGGTTAATTCAGATCTTAACAGTGGGAGAACAGCGATCAAAATATGGAGGCAAACCTAAGCAAGCTGAGATATTCCGTAGAGGCAAAGATGCGATTAGAAGAAAACATGGTAGAATCAAGTAATGGCTAAGAAGGCAAAAAGTAAAGGAAAAATATGTCCTGAGGGCAAAGCTTGGGCTAAAAGAACTTTTGATGTTTACCCAAGTGCTTACGCTAATTTAGCAGCATCTAAATATTGTAAGGACCCTAATTACGCTAAAAAAGCAAAAGGCGGCAAACGTAAGGGTCGAGCCCAGGGAGGCTTTGTATCTATTAGGGGCCAAGGCAGAGTCATGGCGAATAGGAGAAGATGAGCAAACATAAAGGGCAACTACAAGAGTGGTTGGATGAAGAATGGGTCCGCATGGATGCCAAAGGCAATATTATAGGCTCTTGTGGTGGTAGAAAAAAAGCTGAAGGTAAACCTAGATGTTTGCCAAAAAAACGAGCACAAAGCCTTTCGAAGGCCGAGAGAGCTAAAATAGTACAGCGAAAAAGAAGACAAGATCCAAACCCTGATAGGAAAGGTAAACCGATTAATGTCTCTACAAAATTAAAATCAGGAGGAAGTGTGAAAAAACTAAAACCAATACCAGAAGGCAATAAAGGTTTACCAAAGTTGCCGAAGGCTGTAAGAAATAAAATGGGTTATATGAAAAAAGGTGGTTTTGTAGCTCGTGGGTGTGGTAAGATAATGCCTAATCGTAAAAAGGTTACAACTATTAGATAGGAGCAAAATATGCCAGGACATTCTAGAAAAAAATCCAAAAATGGCAGTATGATGCGTCGTTCTAAAGGCGGTAAAATCATGAAGCGTTCTAAAGGCGGAATGATGATGAAGAAATCTAAGGGTGGGATGATGATGAGACGATCCAAAGGTGGAAAAATCATGAAAAGGTCAAAAGGCGGTATGATTGCAGGAAACGCTAATAGAAGAAGACAAGCGCAGATGTCTGTTAGAAAGAAAAGATAAGTGCCTCATCTTATAAGTAATATCCCACATTTCAAATGTTGGGTCAGAAGAGAATTCACCCACAATCATGAAAAATATCACGACGAATATATTCACGCTCTTGCTATAGCAGTAAATACTATACCAGATAGATCTCTTAGTTTTCAGGTGGTTTTTACTGGTGAAGAGTCTAATTGTGAAGATAATGATGAAGGCAATATACATGGTGGTGCTATGTGGGCCCGTATGCCGATACAAGGTATGGTCGCTGATATTCCAATGGAAGACTTTCCAAAACCTATGGAGGATCATATAGCCCAACCTTGGGATTGTGAATCTAGAGAACATGCGGTTGTTGTTATGGATCGTGTGAGCTCGTCACCTTGGTTAGCTAAGATTGACGGTGATTTTTATCAAGCAAAATATCTGTTTACAGTTGACTATACTAATAATGATATTGCAGATGACCCTGCACAACACAAACAATCTCATGTATTATATATAACAGAAGAGTGTGACTGGAAAGGTAATATAGTGGCTCTACCAAATAATAGAGTCCGAGCAACCAGTCCTGCTTTATGGGTTACAGGAGAAGGGGCCCCTGACTTCAGGCCATCTCAATATGCTCATTCAGCAGAGGGTCATGAAAGTTATTTAGATCCAGCTATCACATTTAACAATTTATATGAGGATTGATGGCATTATCAGGTAGTACAGACTTTGAGCCGAACATAACTGAGTTTATTGAAGAGGCTTTTGAGAGATGCGGTGTTGAGCTTAGAACTGGCTATGATTTAAAAACAGGCATTAGATCAGCCAACTTGATGTTAGCAGAATGGGCTAATAGGGGTCTAAATCAATGGACAATAACAACAGGTACACAAACTGTAACAGAGGGCACCGCTAGCTATCAGCTAGGTACAGATGTAATAGATATTTTAGATGTAGTTGTACGAAGAACTATTAATAACAATAGTACCGATATCATTTTAAACAGAATCAGTAGGTCAGAGTATTTTAATATTCCAAACAAAGATACAAAAGCTAGACCATCACAATTCTTTTTAGATAAACAAAACAACCCTACATTATTTCTTTTTCCAGCACCTGAAAATTCTACTGATGTTATAAGATTTAATAAGTTAACTAGAATGGATGATGCTGATAATGCTCGAAACACAATGGATATGCCCTTTAGATTTTACCCTTGTTTCGTAGCAGGTTTAGCTTATTACATAAGTCTAAAGAAAAGTCCTGATAGAACAAGTCTGTTGAAAAGCATTTACGAAGAGGAGTTTCGTAGAGCAGCAGATCAAGACGAAGATAGAGCATCTTTTAAAATTAGGCCATCTAATAGGAGTGCCCACTAATGGCATACGCATCTGGAAAATTCGCCTTAGCAATCTGTGATAGATGTGGATTTCGTTACAAATTACACCAGCTAAAAAAAGAATGGAATGGTTTAAAAACTTGTCCAAGTTGTTATGATCCAAAACACCCACAACTCGAACCGCCAACTTACATAACAGATCCTGAAGCTTTATACGATCCAAGACCAAATAATGATAAAGAAAACACAACCTTCGGGCGTGTATTTACATCAACCGATACTATAGGGTCTAATTTTAACGGAGTTTCTGGTACAGCAAATATTGGAGATGTAAGTATATCGACATGACATTATCAGAGCTTAAAACACTAATACAAAATTACGTAGAGTCAACAGAGACTACACTAGTAAATACTCTAGACGATATTATAAAAAATGCTGAAGAAAGAATATTTGAAGATATACAATTTGATTTTTTTAGAAAAAATGTATCTGGTAGCCTGAGTATAGGCAACAGATTTTTAACTTGTCCGAGTGATTTTATTTTACCTTTTAGTTTAGCGGTTATTAATACAAACGGTGATTACACATTTCTTGATAAAAAACATCCAACCTTTATGCAAGAGTACGTCGAAGATCCAGCAGATTCGACCTTACGTGGGTTGCCTTTGTATTACGGTCAGTTCGATAAAGAACTATCTACTGGTTCAGATAACGGTTCAACCCTAATAGTTGCACCAGTACCAGATGCAGCTTACAACGTGGAGTTAAGTTATCTTTACAAACCAACATCATTAGTAACAAACACAACAGGCACTTGGCTTTCAACAAACGCAAGAAACGGTCTGCTTTATGCTTCGATTATGGAGGCTTACACCTTTTTAAAAGGTGAACCAGATCTTTTGCAGTTGTATGAAAGTAGATATCAAGCAGAGATATCTAGGCTTAAAAACAGAGCTGAAGCACGAAGCAGACAAGACGAATACCGTTATGATGCTTTGCGTAAGCCAATAACTTGAGGAATTTTTATGAAGCCTTTAAAAAAGCTTTACAACAGATCTATAGCTATTGTCGGTCTAGGTAATAGTTGGCAAGAATACAATATCGCGAAAACACACGGAGTTGTTTTCGATGAAGTTTGGGCGATAAATGCTGTAGCCGATGTAATCTACCACGATAGAGTTTTTATGATGGACCCAGCAAGTCGCTTTTTAGATACTGACGACGCTGGCGGTCAGACTGATGTCATGAGAAAGTTGTTAGTTAAACACCAAGGACCAATTTATACATGTGAAAAAGATGATAGATGCCCAGGGCTTGTTCTGTATCCTGTCAAGGAGGTTGTGCGTGACACGAAAACATATTATTTAAACAATACAGTTGCATATAGTGTGGCTTTTGCATACTGGAATCAAGTAAGAAAAATATCTTTGTTTGGTATAGATTTTACCTATAAAAGTAACCCAGGATATGCTGAGGCAGGTCGAGGTTGTGTAGAATACTGGCTATCAAAATGTATCGAAAAAGGGATAACCATTGATATAGCGCAAAGCTCTAGTCTGTTAGATGTAAATATTCCGAGTGAAGATAAACTGTACGGATATCACAGACTATCTGATCCAAGGGTAGTAGGTCTTGATAGCCACGGTAATCCGCACGTAAAAAAAGTTAGCGAGATAAATATGCCAAAAACAGTTAAAGAGTCTGCTTTATTAGATAGATACGATTCACATAAAAAAGGACCACCAGAACCAAATAAATATTAATTATAATATTATATAAATATTAGTTATGAATCAGAGTGGAGAACCCAAATTAGGAAACATACAAGTCGTCACTTCTAGCGAGGGTGGACACTCCCCTGAATTTTGGGCACAACAACTTACCAACAAGATAGTTAGTTTTTCTGAAAACCAAGAACCGCATGTTGTCCAACAAGCAAAGGCCTTCAAAGAAGCGATCTATCAAGTTTGTTTGATTTATATAAAAAATTCTATAAAATCATATAAAGGTACTGTAATCCAAGAATTAATAAAAAATGGTGAAACAGAACTAGCAAACATACTTAGAAGGTTATAATGGCAATATCATCAGCATTAACAACAAGTTTTAAAAAAGAACTACTTTCAGGAGTTCATAATTTTTCATCGGGTGGAGACACCTTCAAACTAGCACTCTATGCAGGTGCTACCGCTTCTTTGGGAGCTAGCACTACAGCTTACGCAACAAGTTTACCAGGACAAGTTTCTGGGACAAACTACTCAGCTGGAGGTGGCACACTAGTTGCAGGACAGGCAGCACCAGGAAACTCAGGAACTACAGCTTTTGCTGATTTTGCTAACCTGACTTTTTCAACGGCAACGATAACGGCTAGTGGATGTTTAATATATAACAGCTCAGATTCCAATAAATCAGTTGCTACTATCAGTTTTGGTGCATCCAAAAGTTCTAGTGCAGGTGACTTTACAATCGTTTTCCCAACAGCAGGTGCTT